GCAGCACTGACAATACTTGGTGGGTAATCTTTCTTATGAATTGAAAATCCTGAACCTTCAGCACCTAAACTTTTCTCAATAATATTTTGATGAAGATATTTATCTTGACCCTTCACAGCCTCTTTGAGTTGAATACAAATTTGATCGTAATTATGATCGCCTATAATTGATTCATCTAATTGATAATATAAAAAAGAATGAACTAAAAATTGGCGAACTAAACGTTCAAGATCCATATCAGTCCTTTATTCGAATCATCATAAAATGTTTCCACCAAGGTTTATATCCAGTTAATATCCAAATAGTTATGTTTTTTCGAGTTTGTAATTCTTTAGCCCAGCTAACTGGCGATTCTTGAATCAGATGATTCATTTCTACTGTATGACCGGGCTTGAATTCAACATTCTTGGTTTTATAATATAACCAAATACGATAGAATATAAACACTAGTTTTTAAATTGTTTTTCGAATTCATGCAACCTTTTCCAAACAGAAACAAGTTCAACAATTTTAAGCCATGAACGAATAATATATTGTAGAGATTCTGCTACTTTACCAAATGCTCGTACAGTCTGCGATACTACACCAAGAGTGATCGCTCCTGTTACAATTGTAGGTGTAAGTGCCACATATGGAACTATAACCATAGCTTGAAGATAACTCCACTTAGCAATATTAAAATAGAAATAATGACGATATGATTTATAATGTATTGTTTGTACATTGTGAAATAATCGTCCAATGTTATTGGTATCTGCTTTTGTTTCATCATCTTCACCGAAAACAAGTTCTTTACGATAGCTAGCCTCTTCCTTCTGAATATCATATTCAATACCGGGAAGCTGTGAACCAACTAAAGATAACAGAACTGTTCCACCTAAAGCAGTAGTGAGAGCAACCCAAACAAGACCACGATCAACTTCACCAAAGAAAGGTAGGACCTCAACACTTGCAGAAAGGCCATATAGGATAGGAATGAAAGCAATCAACATCAATATAGATTCAAGAAGACCAACTCCTAAATCTTCTGTCAATCTTGCAAACTTTAATGTATCTTCTTGAACTCGTTGAGATGCACCTTCGATTGTTCTCGCTTTATGCCAATTTTGCTGATAGTAATCAGCTATTGATTTGCGCCAACGAAAACAATAATGATTTACAAAGAATCCATTGAAGACTACATTGACTACAATGTAGATTGCTGCAATCTGGAAGAATACCAACAATTGATCATTAAACTCATCAATTGTCACAGCACCTGGAGTTGCCAATGCCTTTTGCAAAAGGTCATAGAAGGCACCAAACCATTCATTAATCTGAACATCAAGTTGTACAGAATACCAAACAGAACCAAAAATAATAAGAGTGCCTAGAATTGACCAATGCCAATAGGACTTATCAAGAAAGAAGCGGAACATAAAGAATCCTTACTTATAGAATTGTTCTTTAAAATCATCATATACATTCCATGCTTCTTTACTTCCCTTTTTTATTACTTTCTCAACACAAGTTTCTTGTGCTATCTCACGCTTTTTTATATCTGCTTCCAGGGTGGCAAGAAAGTCCGTCTTGAACAATAATACCGCCAAGAAGAAGCCAAAGATAAAAAAGAATAATGAATAAATCAATGATTTCATGTATAATCAGAAATTAAATCCATAACAAATTCACTTGCCTCACTGGCATAATCAGCACCTACTTCAAATACATATTGAATATTTTCAAGTGTCACTGCTTCAAGAACCACTTCACCTGGAATAATATTTGTCAATGAGAAAACATATCCCAAAAAGAAACCAAGTAGCAGAGAAACAATGTTTCGAAACGGCGCAAGGATGATGTTCAGTAAGGCTGCCATAATATAATCTCACTTAGATTAAAAAAGTAGTCAGAAAATCTGACCGTGCCGAGCAAATACTCAACATGATCAGATCATATCAGACCGGCAGTTAATGTCAAGAAGTTTTTTTACTCCTCGGCTAATTTCTCAAAGAAAGATAAATCATCGTCATCCTCAGTGGTGGCCTTTTCTTTCTTCTTTGGTTTTTCAACTTCAGCTTTTGTTTTCTCCATGAAAGAAGGTTTTGGTTTCTCTACGGCAGCAATTGCTTCGTCAACAGCAGCAACCGCAGCCATTGCAGCATCTGCAGCTGGTGCAGATGTTTCAGATTTGCCAGTCACTACTTGAGTGAATCGCTTGTTCAAGTCTTCATAGGACTTATAATAGTCTGTAGCAACAAACTCTTGTAGGGAATGCTCTGAACGCCAGATGGCTTCCATTTCATCTTCATTATCCGCAAGTTCAGTTGGTGAATCAAATGAGGACTTATCATAAGTGATATAGCCGTTTTCTCGACGCATTCGCAAACGGAAGTTGCTGCCTTCAAGAAAATCAAAAACATCAACCGGATCTTCGGGCTTCATATCTTTGAATTCTGGTTCAGGCGGATTAATTTTATCTTGAATGAATTCAAAGATTTTTGGTCCGTATTGGAACAAGAATACTTTGCCTTCATTGCCTGGATTTGCAGGATCAGAAACAACGAGAATGTTTGAAACATATTTCATTTTTCGCTTACGATCTCTTGCAAGCTTTTCATTCTCATCACCACCTTCTGACCATAGAAGGTTGTTTGCTTCACAAATCGGACATTTACCACCTACACTTGTAGGGCAATTGTCAATCAGCCAGCCATGAGGTCCTTTAAATTCATGGCGGAAATACTTTACATATTCATCCTCTTCTTGTGGCGGAGGAGGTAAAAAACGAATGATAGCAGAACCGACTCCATCTTTCGCCTCAAGTCTCCAGAATCGTGTGTCTTCATAGCTTGTAGATTTTGCTTCTTTCTCAAGCCGTGCTTGCATTGCAGGAAGACGATTCTTTCTTGCTTTCAGTGCATCTTTAAAACTCATTGGCGTTCTCCTAAAATAGGTTAATAATAATCGACTGGACGGGTCACTAGATTATATCATAGAATAAAAGAGATGTCAAGAATAAAATACATCTCTTGTAATTTTTTTCAAATCACCACTTTCAATTGGTTTTAGAAAATGAGAGAGTTTTTCAAGGCGATTGCTCAACTTTGGATAAATCACCTTTTCGGTTACCGTTGATTTAAATTTTTTTGAAAAGTTTAACACTTGATCCATATATAAAACTGTTTGAGGACTTACATCATGACGAATGATTAACTTATATATCAAAGGTAGTTCCGCATCATTCACAAGAAATAATTTATCGAACTTATATGTCTTACGAGATATATATCTTTCAATTTCAACTAATTCTTCTTTGTAGAAATACATTGGTGAAGTCTGATAACTTTTCCAATATTTCCATAATTTAACGTAGTCATCAGTAAGAAAGTAATCAATGTTTACTTTCGGATTGTGAAATAGACCGGGAATAAAAAAGTCGGGAAAATCGGTCTTGTATTTTCCTTTTGAAATGATCGTATATGGTACGATATCTTTGAAATGTTGTTTGTTTACTTTACCATTATATTTAAAATAATTATAATTCTTTGTGCTGAAGTGTAATTTAATAGCCTGATACTTTTCTTTTATTTCCTCTGGTGTTGCCAAAGATGTCTGGAAATTTCCTCGTTTTTGGTAAAAAGTGTAATTGCTCATATTCCTCCCGCAAATCTGCTTTGAGTTTACCAGATACAAAAGGTGAAATTGATTCATAGTCTATATTATGTTCTTCAACATATTGTACAATTACTTCAATTAGACTTTGTTTTGTTTTTCTTTTCTTAACATATATTTTCTTTTGAAAGCTTTCTGCGGTTTCAAACATTTATTTACTCTCCATAGTAGTTTGATTATCCGTAATAGAATTTTCATAATATTCGATTAATCCTTGTTGTTGTAAAATATAACGTTTAATCTCAGCCACATTTAATGCTAATTTTTCATAGTCTTTAACTTCAAGTGCATAAAAGACCCAGAAGGTTCCCTGCTCATTCTGTAAACGTTCAGAGAAAACAGGTAACGTATCGGGTGTAATTACATACCAAACCAAGTCTTTATTTAATCGAAGTCCTTTCGGTCTTGCTTGTATAGGTATATTCTTTTCTACAATCTTAGTTTCGACAATAATCGTTGGTTCAGGAACCGCAGGTATTGGTGGAGAAAAAATACTACATCCATATAGTACACTAATTGGTAGAACTTGTATTAGTAATGTCTTCAAGTTCTTGAAAAATTTTTGCTGTAGCATTGTTGATTCTTTTTTCAATTAAACCAGGTTTTTTTGCAGAAAGTTTTGTGAGGTCATGATTATTCAATTTTTCACGCAAGTCATCACCATACTGTTCCGCTTTTTGCAATTTAGTTTGCAAGCTTCGGGTTTCTCTTTCATAGATTTTATTTTGTTCCTGCAGCTTTTCAATACTTGCTGTAGTAGTTTCCATTGCAGATTGCAATTGAACTGAGTTTTCTTTTGCTAATTCAAGCTCACGCTCCATACTTGTGTATGTGTTGTATGCATACCAACCGGTTGCACCAAATGCAGCAAGTAGAGAGATAATAAAATATAATTTAGATAATAACATGTGGTCTATATATACCTTCAGGATTATATGTTAAGACTTCTTGTATTTCTTCAGAGTGATCTAATAGTCCATAACACCAGACATATTCCAACTTATTATTTAGTATTGTCGGATACAAGAACTTTTTATATAGATCATCATCTTTGTCTCGGAATCCTTCCAAGGAATCAAGTCGACATGTAGTTTCAATATCGTCATCTTTTACTAAAAAGATTTCACCATGAACAAGTTCAGTTGATATCAATAATGCATTTTTTACTTGCTCATTTATTTCATCAGAGTGTTCATAGTAGGTCTGATTATTTTCGGTTAAATTTAATGAAGCCATTTTTTTGATATATTTTTGGTCTGGAATTAAAAAAGGAATTCCACTACCTTCATACATCTTACCAAAAACTTTAGCTTCTGCAACAAATCTGGCACGGTCACGAATTAAACGAAAATTTGAATAATTTCGTTTAAGTGTGCCATAGAAAAAATATAACATCAGAGCATATCTTTATACACAATATAGCCTGTCAAACCTGACACAAGAGCCATTAATGAAATAACAAACACCATTAATAAATTATAATCATCTTCTTTAATTTGCGTATAGTCTTTTAAAATACCTGCAGTATTAAAGTTTGACTTTTCGGATGAGAAGATTGATTGGTCTTCAGTTTGTTCAAACTCAATTGATCGTCGAAATGATTCTCGACGGTCAGTTTGTCTTCGATCCATATTTGGATTTCTACGATCTCCCATACGTCTTGATCCTTGTCGTCGATCATTTGTTACTGGTATGTTGTTAACTCTTCGGTCAACCAAAACTCTACGTCCTTGTTGTTGTTTTGCCTCAACAACTTTATCTTCAATGTGTTGTGCAAAATCTTTAGCATCTTGTTGTGTTAACATAAGTTGTAAATGTGGAAGGGAAAAAGAATAAGATATTAAACAATAAGCAACAGGCAACCGGCAAAATACAAGCGACACTTATGGTCCACACTCAGCCTACAAGATACAACTCTATTTTTGGCGAGTCACAAAGGGCCATTGTCTGGGTATAGTTGTTAAGTGCTTCCATTGGAAGTATATCTTAATTACAGTCTCCCTATCCACTCAGATAGATTAAAGAAGATCCTCTTTTTCAAGAATTTCAACTTCTCTATCTGACAGAGAGATTTTGATCGAGACATTCTTCTCAATCAACGCCTCATCTGTTCTTTTGCAAATCTTCTTCCAGCGACGGAATTCAGATTTGTAATTCTCAGTTTCTTCTTTTGATAACAAATTGACACGGATAGTTCCACCGCCACCCATCATGGCGGCACGGCCACCTTCTTCTACCAATTTATCATATTTATCTAATTTTGCTACAATTTCTTCCACAGTATAATGACGGCCTTTGGCGTCATTGAGAAGTTCTTCATACTTGTCAGCAATTTTATCGGCCATTGCTCGGTCCGCCAATAAGGCACTAATCCCAGCTACCGTGTTTGCTTCGCCAATTCTCTTGCGAAGATCATACAATACTGAGGTTAGCAGAGCGAACCGAGCAATATCGGTATTAAGCTTCTCCTTCATTTCGGCGTACTCTGACTCGACACGATCAGCCTCATCAAAATTTACTCTTGGCTCAATCTCAATTGAGCGGTTAATGATATGAGTAAGTTCTTGTGTCAGGCTTTGTGCTTTTCTTAAAGTAATTTCCATAGTACACCTCTTTGATGAGAGTTAATAATAAATCGTTTTCTTGATCATATCACAGTCAAATCAGAATGTCAAGAACTTTTTTTATAAATTTTCATTATAAATATTATTTTTTAAATATTGATATGTTGTCGGTTCCCTCATAATTTGCATTTCCCGGTATTGTAAAAAATTTCGAAAGCCGGCATATCCATCTGTAATCAACCAATCAATATATTTTTTATTATCAGGACCAAAAAAACTTGCAGTTCCATAAGATGCCCTCAATGACTTTAAAACTTTTAAAAGTTCTGGATGCTTTCGATTCATACCTAAAATAAGAGCAAGCATACCACTTGATTTATTTGGACTTTCAAGTTGACTTTTTGAAGTGTTTGTGAAAGCCGCATCAGCTTCAGAAAACAATTCAACTACTGTTAGCATAGCGAACACTGGATTAAAGAACGAATTGTTGCCAGGTTTCTTAAAATCTTTACCAATATCAAGCCAATATTCAGTATCGCCTCTTGTTGCTAAGAAATAATGCATGTAAACAAATTCTGCTAATCCGGTAATCATTATGTATGTTTCTGGATTTACAAATTCACAAGTTAGATTATCCCAATAATTATCATTTCCATTTATATTAAGTGCATTTAATAATTGAATAATATTTTCATGTGTTGTTAATAAACCTGTAGATTCTAAAGGCTCAAGAAAGCCATAGCTTAAACCGATAGCAACAACGTTTTTGTTTATAAATCTTTTATGGCAGCCATGCTTGAATTTTATATGTCGAACATCTCCTTCCCAACCGGTTTCTTCACGAAATTCTTTTTCGGCATCATCTTTGTCAATATACTTTGAAGAGTACACATAACCTTTACCTGTTCTTGACCATAGAGGAATATCCCACATCCATCCATTAGTCATCGTTTTGCAATCAGTCGTATTTCTTACCGCCTGCTGCTCTTCTTCAGTTTTATATGGTATTCTTGCTGCTACAGCAGAATCATTTCTTAACAACGAAAAATCTTCCCACTCACTTTCGAGTTTTTCATCACCAATAAGTAACGCTTTAAAGCCTGTGCAATCTACAAATAAATCCGCCTCAATTTTTTTATCACCGTATTGAATATAGTTAACACCATTCTCATCAATATCAACATAATCAACTGTGGCTAAAATTCTTTCAACTTTACCTTCACATCTTGACGCCAAATAGTTAGCAAATTTTACGGCGTCCATGTGATATGACCATTCATGACGTTGATTATTTTCACCTCTTGGACGATCTCTAAATGAAGCATTATCACTTAAACGATTATATTCAGCAAGCCAATTCACTTGATTCAAGTACAGTACAAAATCTTTTGGATGTAATTCAGGATAGAATTCTTGTAATAGATATAAATCTGCAATTGTGTTTAATTTATTTTCATACTTTGGGAAATTCCAATCACCAAATGGATATTGAAATGTGCCTTTATTTCGAGTCCAATCTGTAAATGAAATACTCGTTTTAAATGTTGCGTCACATGCTGGCATCCATTCACGATCGTCAAGTCCTGTTAGTTGAACATATTCTTGAAAATGCTGAAGTAATGATTCACCTACACCAATTGTTTCAATATCTGGTGATTCAATTAAAGTTACCTTTATTTCTGGCTTTGATCTCATTAATGCAAATGCAGTCATCCATCCGGCACTGCCACCACCAACAATACATATATGTTTAACAATCATTATTATCCTATACTAAACATGGGGTTCTTGATTTCCATGATCTTCACCTGGTGCTAAATTATCACGATGACACCAGTAATCATGATGATGAGGTTTCTTTAAAAAGAAATAGAGGATGGCGAGGCCACCGGTACAAAACGAAATAAAAAGACCTGCACCGAATACCATTTCCACTATGCTCATTTTTTCCTCCTTCTATTTATAGTTGTTTAAATCCATTACTTTTTCTACAGCAATAGGTTTATAATCTGTCCATTCGACACAGACACAACGATGAGCTTTTGTTGGTGCCGGCTTTTGATGTATGTGACCATGCACATTTGTCATCCTTGAATTATCTGGAAATTTTAAAAGTGACGATGCATGTATTGGTACATGAGTTAATAACAATTTATGATCTCTTAATTTATACCACATAACATAATCGTCAAACATATCTTCTTTTACCATCCAAGGTATGTCATCATGATTACCGACAATTAAAACTTTAATACCTGGTAGTGAACGAAAGCGGTCACGAAACTCATTGTCACTTCGATAGTCACCAAAAGCAACATCACCAAGATGATATACAGTATCATCAGGCTTTACAGTTTCATTCCAGTTATTATACATACATTCATTCATTTCTTCAACGGATGAAAATTTTTCACCACGAATCAGACTGTCATCAAAGTCAGTGAACTTCAGAATGTTTTTATGGCACCAGTGTGTATCACTGATCAAATATGTTTGGCTCATTTTTTCCTTTTTGACGAAACTTATCAATTATTTTCTTCGGATTAAAACGTCCGATAAGACCCGCCTTTTTATCTTCATGATAGGCGCACTTTTGGCACAATGTTCTTGTGCCTACATCCATACAACGATAATCAATTACCTTTTGTAAGAAGGTGAGATATTCCTCTTTTGTCTCACAATGCAAGTAATCAGTCAGTTTAGGCTTTGAGCCAGGTGTATGTTGAATTGTGAGATTGATTGTTGAATCACATTTTTCACAACTTTCTTTTAATATTTCTTCTCTCTTATCTTTCCATT